CCACCACCACAACTACTCAAAGCCCATCAACCACCACCACAACTACTCAAAGCCCATCAACCACCACTACTACTACTCAAAGCCCATCAACCACCACTACTCAAGATCCTGATAATAATTCAGACTTTTTGGTAGAAATTTTCCAGTTTGTTCTAGCATTTATTCTAGTAGTAGCTTTGTATTTAGTTTTGGAATATAAGAAGATTTTAGGAGATTAAATAGAAATTAAACTTAGACAAATGTTCATTTTGTGTCTTCCCTTAATCCCAAATTTAACATTACCCAATACAACTTGGTGTACTTAAAAACATTACAATAGTTATGTTCGTACAACCGTACGATGTACGACAAATGTTCGTACGATACATATGTTAAACAAACTTCGGCTCATATCAATTACCAACTCTACCCATCAAAGTATATGAACTGTAGTACAACATGTGATACAAAACCAAAGGTTTATGGTACAGATAAACAAATGAACGAGGGTGCTAGTCATACCCTTATGAATCGACTTGATATTGAGGAACACCTAATCGGACGTCGTCGCAATTCAGGTTGTGGAGGTAAGTCGGTTAAAGTACCATCGCTAAAAGAAATGGAGACCACAATCCAGACTGATCTACACCCTAAGGATACGTTGTGCACTGTTGTACCGAATCGCCAAAAATTGAATCAATTCAATCACGATTACAATTCATGTGGAGTCTAAGAAGAAGATAAAAATAGTAAATCATATTTCTGCAAGTTTACAACTTTCATATGTATTGAGAATTTCTTTTTGTTGAAATTTTTTGGAACCTTCAAGACAATCAACTTCGTCCTTTTGTTCTCCAACAACACACGGCACCAGTGCGATATATCTTCCCCGCCTAAGCTTAAGTCTAAGTGTTTGTGCTGCTTGTACCCAACCCCTCCCCATGGTGGGTCTAAGAATACCACATCCTGTCTCAACCTTCGAAGTATTTTAGTATAATCATCATTAAAGATTTCTACATTATGTAGTTCATAAACTTGAATATTGTTTTTTAAAACCTTATAATTTGTTTTATCGATCTCAACTGCATTTACCTTTTTGAACATTTTTGCAAAGCTGATTACATTTCCGCCAACATTTGCAGTACCATCTGTTATCGTAATATCGGTTCTCCCATTCATGTGACGGCTTATCAACTTAGATGTTAAATTAGCATCCTTCCAATGTGACAGGGAATACAAACCCTCTGTTGTTATCTTTAACTTTGGTTGATTTTTTGTATTAGAATAATCCGGGAAACGTTCCAATAACTTACCCTCAACATCAATAACCGTGTTCTTCTTACGTTTTTTTGTTGACTTCGTGTGAAACATTTTCCTCCATTTGTAAATAGACGACACCGAGCACTCAAAATAATCGGCTATACTATTCGATGTATGATCAGCAGCATGGGTTACACAGTAATCTAAAACAATTTGTTTATATGTATCTGGATAAGACATCATAGACTATGAAGAAATAATAAAAATTGTTTTTGATATCAAAATAGTTCAATAGATTCGAAAGGATTCAATATCATATAAAGTAAAGCAAAAACACGTTGATAAAGCATTTGAATAGTTAAAGAAAAACAAACAAAAACGTAATGAAAACAAATAAGAAGATAATTATAGGATTGAAAATTAAGCATCATTTAAGACAACGCTGTTTAGTAGGCTGTTAGTAGATGTAGATGTATATAAAATATCAAAAACTTGTAGTTTGTTGTCATAAAGAGATTGAGTAATACAAGAACCATATCTTTATTCAAATAAAAAAGCAACTGATGAAGCATTATCGAAAAATAATAATAATACAAAGGATTTCAAAATTATCCATGTTGATGATGAACTTATAATTAGAAAAATTTTTAGATACCAATTAAAAAGGCGTTTAAACAACTATGAATTAACATCTTTAAAATCTGGTGAGGAGCTGTTAGAATCACTTGGTCATATTGAGATTCCAGATTTGATAATTATTGATGAAAATATGGGAATAGATAACAAGAGTGGGAGTGAAGTGATACAAATAATAAGAAAACAATACCCAGGCATTCGTATTTGCAGTTGTACGGCAAATTGTTTAGAACAAAATATACAAAGTTACATAGATAAGGGTGCGAATCATGTTTATTCAAAACCAATCGATTTTGACCAGCTTGTTAAAGATATTAAAAAACAACAGCAATCTAAGATTGCCTAGTAGTCAGGTGTTATGTCGTGGTTGCTTCTGATGATGGAACGGTAGAAAACAAGGTGTATGTGTAAGATAGTAATTACGATGTAATGTATATGAGGTACAAAACACGACGGTGAACGGTGATTAAAAGTATGAATCGTCTTACCGTTCACCTCGATAAACGTGTATATTTCTACTACCAAATCTCGAGTGACATATTTACAATAGATTCATCATACGAATCCACGCTCTTTGGGTCTGAGTATTCTATTATGGTTATGACTTCCAATGACAAATGTTGTTGTCTATTTTGATAAATAAACCGAATATCTCCATTCGAGAGAACATCCAAAAACACAACCTTTTGTTTCTTCCCATTCTCCAATGTTACACCAACCGAAGAGAAAAATGAGACAAGATTTAATTTTGATAGAAAGAGTGATATAGATAATTTTTCAAATGAACTTTCTTTATTTTTGTTTTCATTATCTCCTCTATACATACATAGAGTTCATCATATGTTTTCGGACTTTCTTTTTTTATATAATGTTTCAATTGGCTAAAGAACTCTTCTATCGCATTTGTTTCAGGGTGATATGGAAAACTGTATAACAAAGTATTTTTACTTTCCTTAATTACCGCTTTTAGTTTATTCGTTCTATGGATTACCGCATTATCCATTACGATTAAATGTTTCTTGTATTTCTTATCAATATGTTCCTTATAAAATTCTATCACATCATCACTTTTAACGCCTACATTTTTCTGAGGAAATAATTTCCAACCAACAATCTTATTATGTGATATAGCACAGAGTAAATTGTATTTTTCAAATGGATACTGTGTTGTTTTCTTTATTACTCTTGTTCCACTTTTACTTCTTCCATAACTTAATTCCATAGAAAGTTTAATTGCAGTTTCATCTATTGAAATTGTCTTTTTATAATCATAAGATTGTAAAGTTTTATAAAAAGACAATTTCAAATCCTTTTCCTCTGTTTCAATCTTCTTAGCAGGATAGTATTTTTTACGAACTCTTTTACGGGTGAAATTGATTTCCTTAAAGATTTGCGTAATACTTCTATCACTTAATTCTACATTAAATTTATCTTTCACTCGTGAAGCAGTATCCCAAAGTGTTATTGTTGGTTCTTTCTTTACTAACTTTTCAACATATTTCACAATAGGAAAACTAATTTTAAGTTTAGTATTGAGACGTTGTTTTCGTTTTAGAGATTGGGTATTTTCATATTGCTTCACCCAACGAAATAATGACTGATATTTACACTTAAAAATATCACATACCGCTCGTAAATTAGTCGTATCTTTATTATCTAAATAATGTAATACAGCCGTCAGTTTATAGTCTTCCGTTCATACTAAATAAAACAAAGAATAATAAATATCTATAATATTATTTTATAATCTATTTTATATGATTGAAGGAATCACAAATAAAAAACCTCCCGATATTTACAAGACATATAAGCATTCCTTTCATAAAATCATTCGTTTGGATCCAGAAGATGTTATGAAAGATAAAATCAACGATGCGGTAGTCAGGACTAATTTGATTGTTTCTCGTACCTATAAGGTTTTGAGACTGTATTTATTGAAACAACACAACGAATATAAGAATATGTTTTCCTTTACAGATAAAGAAAATGTCAAAATTTTAGACGACCTTATTCGTTCATTTTTCACTGTCACGTGTCAAAAAGGACAGGGTAAGCAAAAGAAAGTAAAGCAAGAATTGGTTGATTTTTATCAAAATGAATATTTACCCTTACAAGTGTCTGAAGAATTGTACATAAAACGTAATCTAAATCAAACACTGAATTATGAAATTAAGAAAATGATAACTTGTTATAAGAATAATATAACAGCGAATTATTTTAATTATCTTTTTAGATACATCAATACAGTTTTTGATTATAAAACCAATGAAGAATATCTATCACTACTAACCAAAGCTTCAAAGGAAGAAATTAAAGAATACAAAAATCAACATTTTGGTCAATTGAAAAAAGTAAAACAGGATTTATTGAAGGGTACATTTGATTCAGAACCTACTTATCACGAATGGATTCGTTCAAATAGAGAAAGAATTGTACCATTAGAATATGAAAAGTCAATTCCATTTGATTTGAAATGTAATCCATTACGTTATATTCAATTTATGGTAAATATGGTTCAAAAGTTAGAAGAAAGTGAAAAGAAGTTATTTCAAATTTTTCCAATCCGAACAAATATCACTCTTAAACATATTGATATTGATACCAAAAGTTTAGTAGAGTTATCCAATCTCAAAGATAAGAAGATATATTTAGACGATATTAAGGGTTATAAAGAATTCCTTTGGAATAAGTATTTCAAAATGAAATATATGAAGGATAAGAAGAATTACAAATTTAATGACCGTATTCAAACCGATGGTGTGAGTGTTTCCTTATCATACATTCAATACGAACATTATGGAAGAAAGAATGTAAGACAGAAGAAATTAAAAGAACTTCCTGTTGAATTTCCATACATTGATGAAGTTGATTATGACGCATTATGTTCTCACTCAGAAAAAAATAATATAGTCTTTATTGACCCTGGAAAGAATAATTTACTATATTGTAAAGATAAACTGAACGTATATTTCCGATACACTAAAAATCAAAGGGTAAAGGAAACAGAAAGAATCATAATTCAAAATAAACTACTTAAACTTAAAAAAAAACATAAAATTCAAGAACAAGAAAGTATCTTATCAACACATAATAGTAAAACATTAAATTATGAGAAGTTTAAAGAATACATTAAGGTAAAGGAGAAATTGGATAATGATTTACACGATTTCTATTGCCAAGAATATTTACGAAAGTTCAAACGTCGTCTTTATATCAATACTCAAAGAAGTGAATCCAAACTTATCAAAAATCTGAAGGAAAAGTATAATGATTCAACCTTTGTAATTGGAAATTGGAATATCACAAAACAAATGAGACATTTCATATCAACACCTTGTATTGGATTGAAACGATTATTAGCCAAACATTTCAACGTATTGACTATGGACGAATTTAGAACATCTTGTTTAAGTCATATTGACAATACCAAAGTAAATAACCTACAAATCACTAACGCTATGCGTCATGAAACAAAAAAAGTTTCTTTACACCCAGTCTTAATGCTCACGCAGAAAAACGGTAGAATGGGTTGTATCAGTCGTGATAAAAATGCGGTTATCAACTTTGAGAAAATATTTAACCAATATCTTAAGGATAAAACACGCCCTAAACCTTTTTGTCGTTCGACAATATCATCTCGACGCAAAGCGTTCAAACAATCTACCACCCCGCAAGGCGATAAGGTAGTTTCAAAGTAGCATTTATGCTATTATTGTTATACGACGACCAATTTTGGTTGTTTAGCTGACTGAAAAAGAAATTTGTCTCATTTTTCTCTTCGGTTGGTGTAATAGAATGGTGTCATTTCTTTTGAAAGTAAGTTTCTTCTTGTAATAATCTGATATAAAGTTTTTTGAACTTTTGTATTCACGTACCATCCGTTCGATAGTATCGGCTATTTCTTGTGCTATTTGATGGGTATCTCGGTTATCATTAATGCAACCGGTATCGTAATGTGGATTATTAGCATCAATTTCTTTGGTTAAATTCAACCCAATGCCTATCACAGCGCTATATCCCAATCCCATACGGGGGACTATTTCTACCAAAATCCCACCAACTTTTTTTTTACAAAGCATGATGTCGTTTGGCCACTTGACCCCTAGGTTTATAGAATGCTGCTCATAGTACTTTGTGATGGCGTAACTAACGATGAGTGGGAGATACTTTGTGTCAAGTGTTATTGGAAGTACGATAGATACATAGAGGTTCCCCAACGGAGAGATCCAATCCCCATTCCGTCCTCGTCCTCCGGTCTGTTGATCAGCCACAACACAAAGTTTAGATGGGAGGGTATTGATATTATCGATGCACCATGAATTCGTGGATCGTAGGATTGGGAATATCTTAAGTTTCATTTTTATTATTAAGGACAATCAAAAGAATATTGTTTGATAAACGTGTATATAGATACTAATATTCATAGTAGATTTTTTTATGTTTCTGTATTAATTTAATTATAAAATCAGTTTCAATATTATTATTACTCGACGGATACCTGGTGGTTTTATAGATTGTGTCGACATGATCTAAATCAACAAGCCTAACCTCATCGTATCGATTGTGAAGTAGATTTGCTACCACACAGTCAACCCCATACAATTCAATCGATGATCTCGCTTTTTGAATCAAAATACTAGGATCGGTTTCAAGTTTGAATGATACAAGAAACGCGTTAGGAACCCATCTATTCCTTAAAGTCGACAATGCTTTCGGAACAGTATCTAGGTGTAGATCTAAACTACCTTGAGAAGATTGAATTTTATGGTCGGACAGTTTATATTCTGGTACATAGAAATCTGATACAGCCGCTGCAAGATACAACAACACTCGATGTTTAAGAGGGGTTAAGGTTGGGGTAATATCTCGCAACAGGAATAAATAATCTTGAACACTCTCAAATTCTACCTCGATCAAAACCATAGTTTCTAAAGCTTCTCTATACCTATGGATTGCTGTCACAATATCACTAACCGTCGTATTGTTAGTAGATTGTAGAAACTGAGATACAAGCGCTTCGTTCTTTCGAAAAAATGGCTTCTTCGACCCCTTTCTATGAAGAAATATAACCGCATATCCATTTTTAATGAACTCCTCGGCACTAATAGACCCCCTTGTACCAGTGCTAAAATTATCAATAAATCGAACTGTATTTTTCTCTAACGGAACCGTAGTCCCCCCAGATGTGATGAATGCCACGGGGGTATCTTTCTTCGCATTAGTTTCGACGAACTTCTTCACTTGCTGGAGATCATTCTCATAATTTCTTGACGGAGTTTCGGTTTTATAAAATGAACTTAAATGACCATCGTTGTTGGTAGTACTAGAAGGTAGAAATTGATTAGAATAGTACTTCATATTGTTTAGAATGGATTAAAAGTACTATAACATATTTCTTTCATTGCTTAGAATATAATAATATTTTTATTTTTTAAACAAATCTTTTTTTACGTCTCTTAAACGGTCTTTCATCAATACTGTAAACATCATGATTATCAGAGCCTCATCAGAGCCACATCGATCGAAGACCAAGAAAAGAAAGAAGAAAGTTTTTCAAAGACCATGTTAATAATATGGGAATATTTATAATAGGGGACCCCTCCCCCCCCCCTTATATACTCTATACACT